CGTCCTGGCCGGGCAGCGCGGCGTCAGGCGGCGCCTGCGCGGGGCCGACCAGCTCTCCGGGCGGCGCCTGCGTGCTCGCGCCCTCGATGAACACCATGCCGCGCGCCGTCATCAGCATCGGCATGTCCGCCTCGGGGAACGAGTACGCAGGCTCGCCGCGTGCGGCCCGGTCCTCGTTCAGCGTGGCACGGCCGTTCTGCACCCGCTGCAGGGCGATCGCGTCCGCCGCCGCCTCGTCTTCGGACTCCAGGCCGAGGATCTCCACCCGCAGCGCCGTTGGCATGCCCAGCTCGCGGACCGCCAGCTTGGTGGCGTAGCTGCCCAGCCACTTCGCGTCCGGCATCCGCGTCTGCCTGTTGAGGATGTCCTCTTCGCCCTCGTGGAACGACGCTCCCAAGGCGCCGGCTTCCGTGAAGCCGACCTCGCTGGCGGGCAGCCCGAAGTCGCCCGCGATCAGCTTGATCAGGAACAGGTCGTAGTCGGGGCGGTACCGCTCGGCGACTTGCTGCTGCTGCTCCAGGGAGACGCCAGGCGGCAGCAGCGGGAACTTCTGGCGCTCCTGGGTATTGCCGCTCAGGTGGTCGCTGAGAGCGCGCTGGTAGTCCTCCCACTGCTTCGGCGTCCAGTCGCCGCTCCCATCCGGCGTGGTGGTCAGGACCCCGGCCGGGAGCATGCCCTCGGTGTACTCGGCCATCATCCAGCCCATGCGCCGCAGCCAGAGCATGCCGTCGAACAGGGCGATCTCCGTGGCGCTCATGCCGTATGGGGACTCGCTGCGGTAGACGCTGCGCTCGTAGTACAGCTGGTCCGAGGCGTAGCCGCCCGGCACGGCGCTGCTGCCGTCCGGGTTGTCGGTGGTCGCGAGGAACTCCCCGCGGGGGAAGCCGTAGAGGATCTGCTGGAACGCCGGGAACGGGGGCATCGGACGGCCGCCGTACTCGTCGAGCAGCGGCTTGATCGTCTTGCCGTCGATGACCTCCAGGGCGAACAGGTCACCCCCGTAGGTGCGCCGCGGGTAGATCACCGCCGCGTCGAACTTCAGCCGGTTCTCCATCAGCAGCGACGTCCACGCCGGCCAGTCGAGATCGTTCTTCCGGTCGGGCACCTGCAGCCAGTCCGTGATCCGGCTGATCTCGGCCGTGTACTGCTTGCGCAGCCCCGACTCCACGTCCTTCGCCGCCGAGCCGGTGGCCTGCGCCTCACGTGCGACGGCGCGCGGGTCCACGGTGACGGTGAAGTCGAGCTGGCAGACGCTCTTGCGGCGTTCGATGCACTTGCGGAACAGCGGTGAGTCCGCTGCCCGCTGCAGCACGTGCCAGGGGACGTGGTGCCGGTCGTGGATCTGCAGGTTCCAGCTGACCGGGTACTCCCACAGGCGCGGCTCAGCGCGGCCCGTATCCGGGCGGGGAACGTTGATCGGCGCGGGGACCAGACGGCGGCCGGGGCCGAACGGCGACGTCTCCCAGTACGGGGACTCGGGCAGCGGCCTCGCCTGCGACCTGCCGCCGGACAGCTGCTGCTGGGCGGCCATCATCGCGGCGACTTCCTGCGGGCTGAACGTGACGCCGCCGCCGACGGTGGGCGGGACGGCCTTCATCGCACGGCTACGGGACGACCGCCTCGCCATCAGCCCTCGCCGAACATCAAGAACGGCAGGTCGCAGCAGTCCAGCGACCTGCCCGTGTCCGTCGGGATCTCGCAGAACCACATAGGCCGGCCGAGCGGGACGGGCTTGCCGCAGCAGCGGGTGTATACGGTCTCATGCTGGCCGGAGACCGCACAGGCCGGGTGCTGCACGAGGTGGTCCGGGTGGTCAGGGCCGACCCTGCCGTGCTCAATGAGCGACCGGGCGGCGGCGCGGTACGGGTCGGCGGCCAGCACGTCCATCAGTCCTCGTCAGGGTCGAAGCAGGACCAGCAGACAGGACCGCGGCGCCCGGTCGTGAACGACTCGGTGATGCCGAGGTCGGGCAGAGGCTCGGCTGCCGCCCGCGCGTTGCGCTCGGCGATCTTGACCCTCACCGCGCAGACGATGCAGCCGGGCCGCGATGCGCGCATGCGGGCGATCAGCGGCGCCAGGTGCAGCGCGACGCCCTCGCCGATCACCTCGGCCAGGTTCCGCTCGGCCACCTCAGGCGACGGGGGCACGTCCTGGCCGGTGCGAGAGAACGCGGCGGGAAGGGTGCCGGGGAGACGGCGGTTAGGCACGGCACTCCAGTTGTGGGAGATCTACAAGGGACGCACGGGGAACCAGCTGATAGCAGTATGCACCACGGGTGCTCCGCTTGTAGAGATGCCACAGCGGAGCGCGGAGCAGCCTTAGCGGAGCAGCGGAGCAGGGTGCTCCGCTAGGATCGACGCAAGGACCCCCGCGACGGCTGGAACCGCCCGGGGGCATGGCCGACTGACAGGAGTCGACGTGAGTGAGCTTATCTTCCGCATCGCGGACCTGCCGCCCAAGATCGCGGCACGAATCACCATCCACCCGGTTAGCGGCTGCTGGCTGTGGAGCGGCGTCCAGAACGGGCGCGGCTACGGGCAGGTCCATTGGAACGACCGGATGCGCTATGTGCACCGCGTGGCCTACGAACTGCTTGCCGGGTCGATCGGCGAGGGACTGGAGCTTGACCACGTCGCCGATCGCGGCTGCGCCTTCAAGCACTGCTGCAACCCGGCCCACCTGGAGCCGGTGACGCACCGGGAGAACATGCGCCGGGCGCTGGAAACATCGGAATGCCCGGCAGGGCACCAGCGCCGAGCTAGCGGCAAGGCGTGCCTCGTCTGCAAGCGCGAGCGCGCAGGCTGGAAGGGCGGGCTGCCGATGGCGCAGCGAACGCACTGCCCGTACGGTCACGAGTACACGCCCGAGAACACGCGCTTCACCAGCAAGGGCGGCCGGTTCTGCGCAGAGTGCCGCCGCATCCGCGACCACGAGCGCTACCTGGCTAAGCGGAGCTTCCCCGCGGCCATCGCTTCCCAGTAGCTGCCCATCGCGTCGGCTGGCTGGTAGAACGCGAGCAAGAGGGCATCCGCGTCATCAGGCGACTTCCCGCCTGTCCGGGCGCGGATGTCATCCTTGCTCTCGATCAGGATGCGCCCGGCCGGGTCGGGCTTCCAGCGGGACAGTGCCAGCTCGCCGCATAGCGTGTCGGCCTGCTCGGCGGCCGAGAGATCCCAGGCTTGCTGCTGGCTCAGCTCCCGCGCCATCCAGTGGAGTTCCGCCCTGAGGTTCTTGAATCTCGCCTTATCGGACGCTGCCTCGCTGACCTTGACGGGATGGACCTTGCAGTCGTGCCGCACGTCGCCGCGCGTGATCCGCTGCCGCACGTCCCCGGCGAGTCCCCAGCCGACGCCGATCGCGTCCACCTTCACCGACGTGGCACCGCTCTCGAGGATGGCACGCATGACCAGCTCGGCGGCCTGCTCGGGCTCCGGCGTCCTCGCCGCCCAGCGGCGGCCCGCGCGCATGCCGCAGCGCTCGCGGACGACGGTGAGGTCGCCGCCGCCGCCGACGTCGACGCCGAGCTCGACCGGCACCAGCTCCGACACTGCCCGCGGCTCGGCGATCCGGCAGGCGAGCATCGCGGCCAGGGGAACGACCTGCTGCGGGTGGTCGGACGGGAACTCGGCGAGCACCTTGCTGATGTAGAGCGGGTTGTCGACTCCCCAGTCGTCGCGCCGCTCGGCTTCCCATGCTTTCGTGACCAGCGCGGCGGCCACTTCGGCGGGTACCTCCTCGCCGGTGAAGTTCGGGCTGTCGAAGACGCTGATCTTGTGCTGCGACCAGCCCGGGTACCCCGGCCGGCACACCTTCGCGAAGTGCGACCCCGCGTTGTCCGGGTTCCCGATCGCCAGGATGCGGGAGTTGTCGGTGGTGGTGATCGTCTCGGCGGCGGTCCACAGCCACTCCGGCAGGCCGCCCGCCTCGTCGAGGATGACCAGGATGCCGTCGGCGCGGTGGTAGCCCTGGAACGTGGACGGGTCGAAGTCCGACCCCTTGGCCTGGTCGGGCGGCTTGCGGCCGAACCCGACCTGCCTGCCGCCGATCATCCACTGGTCGTTCTGGAGCACCCGCCCGGGGAGCTTCAGCGAGGCGTGCAGCCCGCGGATCTCCTCCCAGAGGATGCCGTGGACCTGGTGGGCTGACGGGGCGGACGACACGACCAGGCCGCGGGGGCGGGTGTCCACCCACCAGCTGGCAAGGCCCGCGGCATCGTAGGTCTTGCCTACGCCGTGCCCGGCGCGTACCGCCGTGCGCTTGTTCTGCTCGACGCTGGCGGCTATCTCGCGCTGCGCTGACCACCAGTGGATGCCGTGGTCGGCTGCCCACTGCACGGCGCTCCTGGGCGGTTCCTGGCGCTTGCGGCGGCGGGCGCTGAAGGCGAGCGCGGTGCGGCGGTCAAGCGCGGTGGGCACGGTCAGGGAGTGCTCGCAGTTCCCGCAGGTTGCCGCACGCGTCCGACCCGAAGATGACAGCATGCACGGGCTCACCGTCCGCCAGCCCGGCCGCGTCCATCTCTGCCACGAACCGGCGTACGTCCCCGAACGTCAGCGGCGGCTCTTCTGCGCCACGCCGGAACTCGCCTGCGCTGGTCATGTGGAGCGGCCCAAGGCTCGTCACGACCACATGCTCGCCGTCGCGCCATATCCGGCTCACAAGCTCACTCCTGCCTGCCGTGCGAACTCCACGTCGAACGCGGTGAACACCGCGTCAGCCTGCTCGCCCTCGATACCGGCCCGTTCCAGTGCCGCCGTCAGCACCGTGACGATCAGCTCCGCGCGTTCCTCGCTGATCTTGGCGAGCCGCTCGTCGATGTTCAGCCTGGCCATCGCGGTGAGGAACCGCTCGCAGCGGTCCAGCGCCCGTTCCCACAGCGCCACCTCGGCGCGGAGCTGCTCGCCTCCCGCCTCGTTCTCGTACCGCAGCGACGACAGGGCGTTGACCTTCTCGGCGAGCATGTCCTTCCAGCCGAGCACCTGCCCGCAGACCCGGGCCAGCTCCGACAGCGGGTCCTCGACGGGCGGCAGGTCCAGGCGGGCAAGCTCGGCGCGGGCCTGCTGCTCCACGGCAGCCTGCCGGTGCGTGGCCGTCGACCCGCCGTGGAGCTTACAGCGGCCGGTTCCGGGGTGGTCGGTGCCCCATCCGGCGGGGAGCGAGCACGTTCCCTCGCCCTGGCGCTTGCCTCCGCCGCATTGCGTCATGACCACTCCCGGAACCGGCTGCCGTCATGACCTGCTACGCCTGGCCGGCCACGGTGGGCCCGGCGGGCGTGAACGACGGCGCGGGGTCGGCTGCCGGGGCAACAGGCTGGCCGAAGGTGACGGCGTACCGCTTGGCGAGGGCGAGGAACTCGGCCTCGACGTCGGGGGGGAGGATCTTGCCGAGGAAGATCTCGGCAAGCTGGCCGACGGTGGAGCCGCCGACGGCCTCGGTGGTGGCGATGATGCCGGGGGCGGCCTGCTCCAGGCGGCCGACGAAGCCCTTGAGCCAGCCGACGCCCTGGGTGAGGTCGGTCTTGACGTCGTCTTCGAGGGTGGTGATCAGGGACACGGGTCCTCCTGGGTTGCTGGTTCTGATGGTAGCGGTCGCCGCGGCTGGTGCTGCGGACGTGTCGTGGTGGCGGTGGTGGCCGAAGACGGCTTCCTCGGCCTCGTGGAAGAAATCGGGCATGCGGGTCACCGGGACTCCTTGCCGCTCAGCTGCTCAACCTTGCGGTTCAGCTCGGCGACCTTGCGCACCCACTCGACCAGCGGGTGGCTACTCAGGTGCTTGTTCAGCTCGCGCTCGGTCTTCTGCAGGAAGTCGTTGGTCGCGATGGCCTGCATGACACCGAGGCCGAAGACATCGCCGAGCGTGTAAATGCCGACGTCGGGCGGCTCGGCGTCCATGTGCCAGTCGCACAGCGGGCAGTCGATGCGGGTGATCATCAACTGGCCGCCTGCAGCTGCACGGCGGTGACGCTGAGGTCGTCCAGCGCGTACGTGCCCGCGCCCCGGTCGCTGTCGTAGCCGAACGCGTAGACGTTGAGCACCGCGTCGGCCTTCAGCGTGATCACGCCGGTGCCGCTGTAGTAGCTGTCGATCGTGGTGTTCGACGAGGCGAGCGGCCCGGACCCGGCGTTGAGCAGGTCGTTGCTGAAGTCGGCCAGCGCGGGCCCGTCGTAGACGAAGAACTGCGGGAACACCTCCGCGGCCGAGGCGGTGAGCGGCGTCGCCTTCGCGTTCACGCTGAGCAGGTAGGTGCCCGCCTTGAGGCTGACCGTGCCGGCGAGCGTCTTGTTCGCGGCGAACGACCCGCCGGTTGCGACAGACGCGACCGCACCGAGGTCGTGCGCGGCGACGCTGACGACGCCGCTGGTGCCGGGCGCTCCGTCCTTGCCGGGCGCTCCGGCGGGCCCGGCCGGGCCCGTGGTGCCCTTGTCGCCCTCGGCGAGGATGGACCCGGCCGGGCAGGTCACCGGCCGCCCGGTGACGCTGGTGGCCCTGCCCGCCCCGTTGTGGTCGACGCAGGCGAAGAACGCGGCATGGTGCACGGGCGACGGGGCGGTGACAGCCTCGGCGGTGAGCGGCGCGGCGACGCAGACGGCCGCTACGGCGGCGGCGGCGAGGGCGAGCTTGCGGTTGATCTTCACGGGTTCTCCTGCTGGGTTTGGGACTTCGTTACCTGGGTGAGCGTGGTGCCGGACGCGGCCGTCATTACCGCTGCGGCCAGGCAGGCGGCGGCGACGAGCACGAGGCCGACAGTGGCGTTGGCGAGCCCTGTTGCGGCGGCCTGCCTGATCTTGCCGGCGGTGCGGGGGGTCATCAGGTGTCCAGCCCGAGCACGGCAATCCGGTGCCAGCGGTCGAGGGTGGCCGGGTCGATCGGGGCGCCTGACTCAACCTGCTCGATGGCCTCGCGGACGACATCGCGGGCGAGGCGGACCTGCTCGCGGGCCTCGTCTCGCTCGTGGATGTACATGACGGCGAGGACGCGATCCTCGTCGCGTTCGGCCATGGCGGCGGCCAGCTTGTCCGCCGCGTGCGGCTCCTGCTCGGCCTGCTCGGGCGCGGGCTGCAGCTGCTGCCACCTGCTCGCCAAGTACTCGTCCAGCATCGTCCACGACGCGCCGCAGCCGGGGCAGTGGTGGTTGCCCGCGTGGCCTTCCGGCAGGTCGCAGGTGTCGGTGTGCGGCTCGCCGTCGGCGGTAACCGGGGTGGACGACCTCGGGCAGCCGTCCGCCGCGTGCGGCTCCTGCGCGGCGATGGCGTCGTTCTGGACGCGCTGCTCGTATCCGGCCTGCGCGGTGTCTTCCCAGAGGCCGCGCGCCTCGTCGTCGAGTTCGTCCCAGTCGTCGTCTGCGCACCACGTGTCGTGTGCTGCGCGGCCGGGCGTTGCCGCCAGTTCGGCTTGCTCGTCTTGCTGGCTCAGGTAATCCTCGTGCTGGCCGGTGCCGTACTCCGGGATGCTCATTTCGCTTTCACCTTTTCCCACATTCTGTTCTCGATTTCGATTGCCCGTGTCTTCTGCTCCGGCGTCCACCGGACATCGCCGGTTCCCTCGAGCCAGTTCTGGAAGCGCTGCTGGTAGACGGCGAGTCGGCTGAGGTGGTCGTCTTTCGACTGCGGCGGCCGGAGTTCGTCGCACTCGGCGGCGACGTGGCCTGGTTCGCCGCAGTGGAAGCAGTTGCCGGTGAACGCCATTTCCCGATTCCAATTCTGAATTCGGCGGAATTCGCTACTACGGTTCCGTTAAAGCAATTGAGATGTGTCTAAACCGGAAAACCGTTGCTTGCACCGGTCCCGCAGGGGCGCCGGGTTTTCTTTGCCTTTGCCTCTGCCACTGCCTATGGCATCGCCAAGCATGTGCTTGCGGCATGCTCCGAGCATTGCCCGGCGCATGCTCGGAGCATCACGACGCCTTGTCCTTGCCCCACCGGGCGTTCGCCGCGTGACGTGCCTTTTCGGCTCGGGCGTCGGCGGCGTCCTCGATCTCCTGGCGTGACCGCTGGTGTCCGTCCGGGCCGACGAAGTCATGCATGACGCAGCCGCCGCCGATGTCGATCGGCTCGGCCAGGCCGCGTGCAACCAGCTCCGCGCGGACCTTCGCGGGCACGTCCTTCCACCGTTTCGCGGTGACGATCCCGTCGTTGCGGTTGCGCCCGCAGTAGGCCCAAAGGCCGATGAGTTCGCGGAAACCCTTGTCCGATAGCTCCTCGATCTTGGGGTGTTCCATGATGAGCACGTCAACGCGGAAGTACTCCCAGTTGGGGCGGGCCAATTCACGTTGTCCTATCTCCCTAGTTGCCCTGAGGTTCGAGGATTGCCTGAATCTCAGGTGACGGATACACCGAATCGACTGCGCCGCCGATTATCCATTCGGGCCTTGTCGGGGCATTAACGATCAGCTGCATCTCTTCGCCGCCGTAAGCCCAGAAGATGAGCCACAGGTGACATCCCGGGTCCGACTCGCGCGCAACCATCATCTTGCGCATGATCGAATTGATGCGCGCGTACAGCTCTCCGTCCCTGCGCCATTCAGCCAGCAGGCCGTACGGCTTCAACTCGATAAAGAGCGGACGGCCCGTGTCGAAGCTGCCGTCGACGCGGAAGTCGGGCAGCCACTGGCCGCCGCTGCTGGCGAAGCAGCCGGGCTCGTACTTCCACGTGTCGCCCCTGCGGTCCAGGTATGCGGCGAAGTCGGCCTCTAGCCGCGATCGCATCTGGATTCCGTTGTAGAGCGTCGGCCTAGCTGGAATGCTTCCGTACTCGCTCACGGCCCTCCCTTCGGCTCGTTTAATCGGTGTGCTCAAACTATGCCACGTACCATGTGGCTATGCAACATGTTGCGTGGCAACGATCTATGTCGCATACTTGACGTAGGCCAAACGGATGTGACAATGCGAAGGTGAGTGATGACCCGATGACCGTGATCACCGAAGCGCGCGACGCTTACCTTGCGGCGCGCGAGGCGGTCACTGCGACGCGCCTGGCGCTCGGCAAGGCCATCGCCGACGCCCGCGCTCAGGGCACCGAGCAGGTCGACATCGCCCGGAAGCTCAACCTGACCCGCGAGCAAGTCAGGCGCTACCAGGACGAATACGAGAAGGCGGCCGGCATCAAGCCGTCGCGCGACAGCTAGCCGCGAACGCGCGGAAGCGCCGGGAGGCCCCTGTGCCCCCGGCGCTTCCGCGCTGCCCGCGTCATGCGGCGGCCGCCAGCTGGCCGAGCAGCGCGCGGCCGATATGCTCCGTGTACGCGGGCGGTACGGCCTCACGAGCCTCGTAGCGGCCCATCCAGCTGACGCCCATCTCGTCACGCCACGGCTGCTCAGGGTCTTGCCGGCCGATCTCGGCGTAGATCCGGTCACGCCCCCCTGGTTGTGCGGGTTAATCGCGTGCAGCGTGTGGTCGCATCCGCGCGGCGCGGCGACCGGAAATGACGTCTCGAACAGCCGGTGACGCCAGACGCGAAGGCCGAACATAGTGCCGCACAGCTCGACGCCGTGGGCGCCGAACAGGTCGTCCTGGACTGGCAGCGGGGCACCTTCGACGTTCTCTATGACCCACGGGACGCCTGCGGCCTGCAGGCGGCCGCGCACAGGCTCTATCAGGCGCGGGAAGTCGCCCGCGAGGTGCCGCATTGCCTTGCTGTAGTCCTGGCACGGCGGGCTGGCATGGATCGCGTCGAATCCGTCGAGCGGGTACGTCGTCGCGTCGGCCTGATGGAACTCGAACGGGTAACGCGGCTGAGGCTTGACGTCCACGCCGACCACGTCGAACCCGGCCCGGTGGTATCCCATGGCCGCGCCGCCAGCGCCGCAGAACAGGTCGAGCAGCAGCGGGCGGCTCACCGGACGACCTCCGTCACGACGGCGGTGGTGTGCCCGGTCTTCTTCGTGTGCCGCTCGGCGGCCTTGTCCACGGCCGCCGCGCCGCCTTCCTGCGGCAGGGCGCACGCCTCCGGGGCGCGGCACGCCGAGCGGGTGACGGTCCTAACCACGGGACGCCTCGCGTTCCTCGCGGCGCCACGCCCGTTCCTGCTCGCGGCAGTACCGGACGATGCCCCGGCAGAACGTGCACGTGCGCATATGCAGCCAGTTCGGGAACCAGCGCGGCGGCTCGTACCAGCGCCACCACGGCGGCTTCGCGTTGCTCATGCGTTGCTCCTTGCTGGTCGCCCCCGCGCCCGCCGGGGAGGGTCAGGTGCGGGGGCGGGTCTCGGGTCAGAACCGGTCTGGGTCGTCGGCGTACTCGTGGTCGCCGTCGTGGCCGCGCTGGAGGGTGCAGGAGTGCATGCCGTCGCCGATCACCACCGCGATCGGACAGCCGCCGGTGCTCACCTGCCTGCGCGCCTCGGCGAGGGCTGCCTGCGCCTCGGCTAGCTGGCTCTCGGCCTGGGCGACCGCGTAGGGCTTGCCGCAGGTCGTGCACGGGCCGGGATTCCAGAACGTGCCGCCCGGCGGATTGCAGGGGTGGCTGTGCTCGTGCGGCCCGTGCGCGTCTGCACTGAGCTGCCCCGGCGTGCATGCCCTGGCGACGGCCTCGGCGAAGCGCTCCTTCTCGGCGCCGTCGATGTCGACGGACGCGCCGTAGAGCGTGACGGTGAGCGCTCCCTCGTCGGTGCCGACCTGCCACGGGGTGCCGTAGCGGTCGGTGCCGCGGGCGATCTCGCGGTAGGTGTCACTCATCGGTGTCGTCCCTCGGGTCGTACCCGGGGGCCTCGCCCGCGGGGCCCGGTGATGGCTCCGGTGCCGTCGCGGAGGACGGGGGGGTGTCCGCTGCCGCGGGCGAGGGGTCTTCGATGATCTCGGCGTCGACGACTTCGCCGGTCGCCGTGTTCACGCGTGCGGGAGGCAGTTCGCGGCGCGGCTCAGCCGCGGCGACGGCGGCTGCGGACGCGCGGAGCGACTCGCGGCGCCACTCGGCCGAGGTCGGCACCCACGGCTCAAGCCGCTTGGCGAACGTCTTCCACCACATCGAGCGGCCCTTGAACTCGGGGTGGTTCTCGCCGCCGTCCATGCGGTTCCACGGGCTGTAGGTGTCGCTGGCCTTGTAGCCACCGGAGTCGCGGGCGGCGAAGACGTCGTCGCGGGTAAGGACGGCGACGCGGGAGACTGCCCCGGTCAGCAGGTGCGCGTAGGCGTAGCCGCCGACCATCTCCCCGCGCTTGCCGGCGTTCGCGAAGAACGCCTTCCCGGTGGTGCCGTCGCCGCCGAAGCGGTGGACGGGCTTGTCCATCTCGCCTTCGACGTAGCGGAAGTAGTCGTTCTCGCACACCTCCCGCACGACGACGTTCGACACCGCGCCGGAGCGGTACATGCGCTCGATGACGCCCTTGTACCCCTCGATGCCGAGCACCACCAGGCGCCCGTGATCCGTCCGCGGGGTGAGGTAGTACTCGTCGGTGCCGGGCATGTGGCCCAGCGCGGCGCACTCCATCAGCGCGACGTACAGGCTGTCAGGGTTCTGGATCGCGCACTTCATCAGCGTGAGGCTCTTGCCTGGCACGTCGGACGCGTACAGCGCCCCGGCCGCGGTCCCCACGAACGCGTCCACGTCGATGCTCTTGGGGAGCACGGTGCGCAGGTGGGCGCGCTTGGACAGCATGAAGTCGATCGCGGTGCGGTCCTCGCGGCGCTGCGCGACGGCGTTACTCACTGTCTGAGCGGTCATGATTCCTTCTTCGGCTTGACGGGGACGAGCTTGTCGACGGTGTAGGCACGCCGGACGGACTCGCTGACTTCGTAGACGTCGCGGCGGGCGATGACCTGGCCGTCGACGGTGAGGGCACGGTGCGCGGGCCCGATGGCCTCGCGGATGCGCGCCTCGTAGAGCTTCTTGCGCTCTTCCCAGTGCTTGAAGTTGCGGCTGGCGGCGCGGTAGTTCACGGCCAGCCGGCGAGGGATAACCGCGTCGATCTCCTCGACCGACGGGTGCAGCTGCTTGAGCGCGTAGGCCGTGGCCGGGCGCCAGTCGACGTCCGGCGGCTCCTGGCGCTCGATGCGGCCGAGGAACTCGAGCGCGGCCTCGCGCATCATGTGCTGGTCGACGCAGACCGGGCAGCCGAGATAGCCGAGCTCGTCATGCGTTTGCTCGTCCTCGTGCTCGATGACGTACTCGCGGACCTCCCAGCGCGGGATGTCCAGCACGGCGACGTAGGCACGGCTGACGCCCATGACGTCCATCTGCCAGAGCACCTGCGCGCGGTAGTGAACAGGGATCTCGTCGGTGCCGGGCTCGCCCCACTCGCTCATATCGGAGGCGGTCTTGAACTCGGCGACGGCGACGGTCGGGCCGATCTCAAGCCCGCAGTCGCGCTCGTGCATGCCGTAGTAGCCGGTGTTCCCGACGCCGCAGTTGCAACGGTCGTGCCACTCGGTTTCGCACACGAACCTGTCGGGTGTGGCCAGCTGCCACGCCCGCTTGGCATGGGCGAATAGCGAACGTCCGTCGCCTTCGACCAGAAACTCCGGGTGCAACTCGGCGAACTTGCGTGCGATGTACGGTTCCAGCACGCGCCCGCGTTCCATCGCCGCGTTGTCTTCCTGCGGCGGCAGGATGCCGAGCTTCTGGTGATACAGCGCGTAGGGCGACGACCAGGGCGACAGGCCCATGATGACCGCGATCTCGCTGGCCGTGACGCCCTTGCGCCTGGCCTCCAGCCACTCGGCTTCGGTGCTGGTCGGGATGAGCTCAGCCACGGGCCACCGCCCTGATCAGGACCGGGCATTTGTGGCCGTCGGCCTTGCGGCAGACGGAGCACTCCCACGGGTCGGCGGTGACGCGCTCGACGTGCACGGCGCAGATGCCGATGTCCGTGGTGACGTGCTCGTGCTCGCAGCCTGCGTCATAGAAGGCCTCGGGCACTTCGAGGCACCGCAGGCCTGCGACCTGGATCTGGCACAAGCGGACCTCAGCCATCGCGCCCGTCCCCCTTCAGCCTCTCGTTCAGACCGGTCCGGTCGGCGATCACGGTGTCCCCGTCGGGCCAGGGCGCGGGCTGCGGCCTGTGCTCGAAGACGGCGGGGAGCATGTCGTCGATGACCTCGCCGCCGGCCGGCGGCAGCGGCTGCAGCGGCACGGTGCGCTTCGGGCGGCCGTAGAGCCCGAGCAGCCAGCCGAGCGCGGCCAGCGGCACCAGGGCGACGGCGATGACGGCGAGCGTCTTGAGGGACGCGGCGCCGAGCTCGCCCGCGCCGACAGAGAGCACCTGCGCGGCGAAGCCGGTCACGGCCGGGCTCCGATCGCGGTCATGAGGCCGAGGCAGGTGGAGCAGGTGACCTCGGCCCGGACTGCGGTCATCAGGGTGCCCCGGCCGCCGCAGCGGGGTTTCCCGTCGCTGGCGCGGAGGTGCGCTTTGCGCTTGATGCGGCTGCGCTCGTAGAGGTTGACGTCGTCGCGGGACGCCTGGCACGGCCTCTCGCCTTTGGCGAGGTGCTGCCGGTAGGCGTACATGCTGCCGTCGCAGTAGCACCGCTCAGGGACGGAGGCAGGCTGTGCCTCGGTCCACGGGTCGCCGAGGTGCGGTGTCAGGACGTCGGCCCCGGTGCCCCGGTAGACGTAGGGGCGGAACTCCGGCAGGCCGTTGCGGACGGGCCTGCCGGGCAGCACGGCGGGAACGAGGGTCATGCGATCAGCCGTCCTGCCTGCTCGGCCGCCAGCACGTCGGCGACCGGGTTCCGCTGGTACTCGGGGCGCGGCTCGTCCATGTTCAGGATTCCGTCGCGCACGCGCTGCAGCGTGTCCATGTCGGGCCCGCGCTGGCAGTCGGCCATGTGCGACCGCACGTACCTGGCGCGGTCGGCTTCGGCGGCCATCTCCCGGTCGCGCATGAGCGCGTCGACCTTCTCGTCGAGGGCGGCGAACTCGCCGGTGGTCATCGCGTCGGACGGGGTGAAGACCGGCCGCGACGGGGTGAACCTGGGGCGCAGCGCGGCTATCTCCGTGTCGCTCAGCAGGTCGTGCTCGCTCAGGTCCACCCAGCGCATGAAGCCGACATGCTCGGGCGACACGGCCGAAGGCTCGGCGTCCGTTGGCGTGGCCGCCCCTGCAGGTAGCTCTGCAGGGACGGCCGGCTTCCGCCGCACGGCCGCAACAGCGCGGCGGAAGAACATGGCGACCGGGCCGGGTCCGACGGCGTGCTTACCGGGGTGGATCAGCAGGGGGGTCACAGTGGCCACCCCGTGATCGCGAGCACCTCGGCGAACTGGACGGCCGGATAGCGGCGGTGGCCGCCCGCTCCCGGGTTGCGGATCGACTTCAGCTTGCCGTCCTTGGCCCAGCGGGTGACGGTCTTCGGGTCGACGCCGTGAAGCGCGGCCACCTGGGCCGGGGAAAGCAGCGCGGGGCAGCCGGGCGGCAGCTGGGGCGCGGTGTTCTCGCTCATGCCGACACCACCGCGGGGATCTCGGCCGTGGTGTGGACATGGCCATCGGGGTAACCCCACTCAGCGATGAATGCGCCGGTCGAGGTGAGCTGGGCGTGCAGCCCCTTGTGTCCGGCTTTCAGCGTGCAGTAGTACTCCACGCCGGGCGCGGTGTACGCGTCCGGGCAGAATGCGTCGGCCACGGCGGCGCCCTCGCCGGTCATCTCGGCGCGCAGCGCGTCGTCCTCCGGCTTGACGTACACCTCGTAGCCGGCCGGCTCGGCGGCGCGCTCGCGCAGGTGCGCCGCTCCCTGGCCGCTGCCCCAGCTCCATGTCCAGGTCCCGTCAGGGTCGGTGATCACGCCGAGGGTGATGAGGACGTTCCTCGCGCGGCTGTGTTCCTTCCAGGAAGGTTCGCCTACAGCAGCCTGCGGCACGGACCGGGCGCACTCGCTGACCGCGGCGAGCAGGTCTCGCAGCGCCGCGTTCTCGGCGGCTAGCTGTTCTCTGGTCACTGATCGCTCCTGTAATCTGGTTGTTATCCGGCGCAAGCTGATCGCTCCCGCCGTTGTGTCGGCCCCGGTGTGCACCCGGGGCTGACGCGTTTTCAGGCGCTGGCGGGCGTGGAGAATTCCTTGTCCAGCCACTCCAGGGCGTCGCATCCGCGGTAGCGGACGTGCTTGCCGATGCGCTTGGACGGCGGCCCGTAGCCGGTCCTGCGCCAGCGCTTGAGCGTCTCTTCGGGGATGCCGAAGAGCGCGGAGAGTTCCTCGGTGCTGTAGAGACGGAGCCTGTCCGTCTTCGGCGCGGCCATCAGGACGCCTCGCCGATCTCGAACGGCACGGCCTTGCGGTGCGTGCCGTCGCCGGGATGACAGAACTCGCTCGCGTTGTGGCGGTGGTACCAGGCTCCGTTGCGCTGCTTGCGCAGGCGCTTGCGGCACAGCTGGCAGATGGTGACCCGGCGCCCGGACGGCTGCGCACCCCGAGCAGAGGCGGCCCCGGCAGCCCTGGGGTTGTCCCGCGTGCGCTCACCGGCTGCCCCATCCTGCGCGGCACTCACGGTGTCTGCGCTCTGGGACCGGCTTCGAGTGTCATTCCGGGCACCGGGAGTCTCGCGGCAGGTGTGCGCCTCCGGGTCGCCGTCATAGTCGGCACCGCAGCCCATGCAGTGCCAGTCGGTTACGGCGATCTCGTCGAGGATGCGCAGGACGGCGGCCATCAGGACGCCGCCTGCGCGACAGGCTCAGGCTCGGCTATGCCGACCGGGTAGGTGATCGACTCCAGCGGCACGCCCATCGCCTCAGCGAGCTTGCGGTTTGTCTCCGGGCTCGTGCCGTGGATGCCGCGCTCGATATTCGAGAGCGCCCCCTGGGTGATGTCGCACCTAGCCGCCAGGTCCCGCTGGCTGATGCCAGTGAGCTCGCGGACGACGCGGACGGTTGCGCCGTTCAGGTTGCGTGTTTGCATGCCTGAACGCTACACATCACGACACATCAACGTCAAGCACTACACAGCAGATATCTCAAGTGATCTAAGCGATACACGAGATAGATGATTCGCTGCACGTCTATACATGCAGTGACCCTCTGGGTAGGCAAGAGAGCGGTCATGTGAAACGATGTGCGCATGGACGCACAGCGAAGCGCCCCGAAAATAGGCAAGACGATCAAGCGCGCCCGCGAGCGCAAGCGCATGTCACAGGCCGAGGCCGCAGCGGCGCTCGGCGTATCGCGGAGCGCGCTCAACGCGTGGGAGAACGACCGCGCCTACCCGCGCAGCTCCATCGGCGCGATCGAGGAACTCTACGGCATCAGCCTTGACGACGCCCTGGAACCCGAAGAGCCCGAAGAGCCCGAACTTCCCACTCCCGAGGAACTTGACGACCTGCGCAGGCACGCGCTCGAAGTCCTGGGCGAGAATGCCGGGCCCTTCCTGGATGCGCTCGACGCCACGCTCAGCGGCGTT